ATCGGTCAGTGCACATTCAAGACAAAATAATGAAGAACCTTTGTTTCACGTGGATGATGACAAAGATAATGTTGCAAACTTTCTTTTATTTGTAAAAGGCGAACCACTTCTTAACAATGGCACAGGTTTTATGCATAATAATCAATTGTCTTCGCATATTGGTTTTGTAGAAAATAGAGCGTTATTTTTTAATGGCATGAAAATACCACATTCAGATTTACAATCTTTTGGAGAGAGCTCTAATAGATATACACTTAATATTTTTTATAAAGAGCATGGCGCTAAATGGTAGATATAGATAAAGTACCGATGGTCCGTGTGACGTGGCTCGATGCCCGTGATACAGAGACAGGATGGCTTGATATAAAAGAAGTAATGGATGCTCCGTTGGCCGTGTGCCAAGAAGTGGGGTGGATGGTTCATGATGGTCTAGAAAAAATAATTATTATGCGATCTTATAGCAAAGATAAAGATGAAGTATCAGGTGGTGGTGCCATCGCTATACCAAAAGGTTGGGTAAAGAAAATAGAATATTTAGAGGTTAGTTATGCAAAAAGATAATTTAAATATATTTCCAACGGAAATAAAAACATTTCAATTTAGTATTTCTAAAGTGCAACCTTTGATTGATGAGGTATTGGATAAGAAAAAATTAATTAAAAAAAGAAGTGCGGTGTTTTCTGCACACGGAGGTGTTGGCAAAGATTCGGAGTACATTACTGATTATAAAAATCCAATAAAAATATATGAGTTTGAAAAATTAATGACAGAGGTAGGATATTTTTTTAATCATCATAATAAAAATTTTTCAATAACTAATTACTGGACATCTTTTTATGGAAAAAATGTTCTTCATGACACGCACTATCACGGTAATTTCAATGATACCAAAAAAACAACAAATAATTTTGCCAGTGTTTTTTATTTAACTGAAAGTGGTGGCACTACTTTTTATTCACCTAATTTAACATCAACTACTTGCGAGGTAACTATCAAATCGGAAGTAGGAAAATTTTTAATTTTTCCTCATAATCTTTTTCATAGTGGAAATAATCGAGAAGAAATGTCAGGTCAAGGAAATCAAACAAGAATTATAATGTCGGCAAACATTCAGATATTTGATTATGCAAGCTAATTTACATATAGTTGAGGGAGGTCTAGGTAAACACCTTCAATTCACTGCGTTATTTGATAACTTGTTAAAAAAATATAACGAACCAAAATTGTGTTTGCAATCTGGTCATCCAGACATTTTTAAATATGATGATAGGATAGCTACCTCAGAAACAATATCCACATTTTTTTTACATGATTTTACTCATACTATATACGGTAATTATAAAAACATATTTTATAATGAACCTTACAGATCAAATTTTTTAAAAGGCAAAGGTCACATAATTAAATATTGGGCAGATATGTACAATATAAAAATAGACACTGTGGCTCCAAATTTTCAAATAAATAAGAAAAGAGAAAAATTTTTAGAAGATGATATTTTAAAATTAGGTAAATTTATTTTGGTGCAGTTTACGGGTGGACAAGGTATTAGACTAGAAAATTATGATGAAGATAACGTTGGGAGAAATTACAAAGAAGGTCAACAAGTTGTAAATTTATTAAGAGAAGCTTTGCCTAACATAAACATTGTAGTTTTTGGACACGATAATGAACAAGAGCCTTTACTTAATACTATGGCTTTTAATAATTTTGGAGGCATACCTAAGTTTGTAGATAAACATGATTTTATGATTCTAGCAAAACATTGTCTATCTTTTATTTGCATTGACAGTTCTTTACAGCATATGTGTTCAAATAGAACATTTAATAAAAAAGGTATAGTTTTGTGGGGCACATCAAAACCTGAGATGTTTGGTTATAAAAATAACGTTAATTTATTATCAGAATATCCGTACTCTTGTGTCATAAATCCACAACACATTGTTGATAAATTTTTAAAGTTAGAAATAAATGAGTAAAATATTTATTGGAACTCCTTGTTACGGTGGTATGATTACGGCTGATTATTTTAAAAGTTGCCTGCAACTAACAGCTTTAGCAGCGACTAAAAAAATAGAATTACAATTTGGCACTATAGGTAATGAATCGTTAGTAACGAGAGCTCGTAATACATTAGTGCAATTGTTTATGGACGAACCTAAATACACGCACCTTTTATTTATTGATGCTGATATTGCTTTTAATCCTGAGTCAGTGTTTCGTATGTTGGAATTGAATGAAGATGTGGTGACAGGTGTCTATCCTCGTAAAACAATTGACTGGAGAAAAGTAAAAAGAAGAGCACAAGAAAATCCAGATATATCGGAGGACGAATTACATGCAGCTTCATTGGAGTACAATTTAAATGTTAAAGACCCTAATAAAGTTTTATCTAAAAAAGGTTTTATTGAAGTATTAGACGGTGCCACAGGTTTTATGTTAATTAAAAGAAACGTTTTTAAAAAAATGGCTTTAGCTTACCCTGAGTTGCGATTTATACCAGATCAACATATTGGTGCTCCACATGACAAAACCTTTAATTATCATGACACATCCAAATGGAATTACACCTTTTTTGACACAATGATAGAGCCAGATACCAAAAGGTATTTATCTGAAGACTATGCATTTTGTCGTTTATGGCAGAAAATAGGTGGTAAAATATATGCTGATATTGCAAGCGGTATGACTCACTATGGTAATTACTCGTTCAAAGGCAACGTAGGTACTCAATTCTTGCCACAAGAAAAAAATGAAAGGAAAATAAAATGATGCTTTTTAGAGATCCAAAAGATGTAAGAATTAAAATTAACGTGGAAAGGGACATACCTAATCCAGATGTTAAAAGTTTAATTCACGTTATAAATCTACTTGGCAAAGACTTAGTAGGTCTTGAATTAGGCACATATAGAGGAGAAAGTTTTGTTACCTTACTGCAATGTTGTCCAAACATAAAAAAATTACACGGTTGTGATACTTATAAAGAATTTGGTGATTATTTTCAAACACCGTATGATCCCAACACACCTGGTTATATAAATGATAAAATAGATCAAGAATTTAATGAATTGCTTTGTAAGCACTATATAAAAAATTCTGGTGCATCGCACAAAGCTGTTTTGCACAAAAAAGACTCTATGCAATTGGTAAAAGAATTTGATGACAATTCATTAGATTTCATCTTTATGGATTCGTATCTTACCATAGAACAAATGCAGGAGGAAATAAAAGCATGGTATCCTAAAGTTAAAGACAAAGGCTTATTTTCTGGACATGATTGGGGTCTTCCCGAACTACAAAATTTCGTGCATAAATTTAGAAAAGACAACGAAATTGTTAATTTTTTATCTACTTATGATAACGCTTTTTGTTGGATAAAATAAGAAGATGATAAAGATGTGCCTTTTCCTTAGCGAAGATTTAGTATACAATATTGCCTCATGTTATGAAATTAGTAGATTTAAAGTTCCAACCAGGCATTGACAAACAAGATACTGCTTACTCAGCAGGAGATCAAAGAAAATATACAGACTCAGATTTTGTACGTTTTCACTACGGAAAACCTGAAAGGTGGGGCGGCTGGGCTTATTTACCAAATCCAAACAAAACAATTGTGGGCGTGGTCCGTGATACACATAGCTGGATTGGTCTAGATGGCACTAGATATCTTGCTTTAGGAACTGATAGAAAACTATATCTTTTCTCAGAGGGTGCTTTGTATGACATCACACCAATAAGAGAGACAGCTTCTGGATTATCTAATCCTTTTACCACTGCAAGTGGTTCACCAATTGTAACTGTTACTGATGCTTCTCACGGAGCATCTGAGGGTGACTTTGTGACTTTTGATTCTTTTTCTACTATTGATGGTTTGGATATGAATAACGAATTTGAAATTACCACGTATGTTGATTCCAACACATATAAGGTAACGCACACTAGCAATGCTTCAGGCACGACATCTGGAGGTGGTGGTACAGGAAACGCAAATTATCAAATAACTACAGGACCCTCCACATCCACGTATGGCTATGGATGGGGCACTTCTACATGGAGTGCGGAAGCGTGGGACGAGCCGCGGTCTTCGTCTAGTGTTGTAGTAGCAGCGAGAAATTGGTCATTAGATAATTTTGGTGAAGATTTAATTGCTACAGCTTTAAATGGTAAAACTTTTATAAAAGATATTTCGGGTTCAATAGATGCAAGAGCAACAGCCTTGTCTAATGCTCCAACAGCATCTAGGTTTAGTTTAGTATCTACGGACACTAGACACTTACTTATCTTTGGCACGGAAACAACTATTGGCAATACTGCAACACAAGATGATTTATTATTTAGGTTTTCTGATAGAGAGGATGCAACGGATTATACACCAGTTGCAACAAATGAAGCTGGTTCACTTCGTATATCTGACGGTTCAAGAATAGTAGGTGCTGCAAAATCATCAGGTCAAATACTTGTTTGGACAGACACATCGCTTCACGGTATTCAATTTGTTGGTACACCGTTTACTTTTGGTCTTAGACAACTTGGCGCAAACTGTGGTTTGATAGCACAGCATGCAGCGATAGAAGTAAATGGCAGAGCATATTGGATGTCAGATGATGCTTTTTATATGTATGATGGTGTTGTCAAAAAAATGCCGTGTTCCGTGCAGGATTTTGTTTTTGATGATTTAAGTTATACTAACAAGAATGATATTGCAGTAGGACTTAATACAGGATTTAATGAAATCATTTGGTATTACCCTTCTGCAAACGCAACACAAATAGACAGAGGTGTTGCTTACAATTATCTAGAGAATACATGGTATACGGTTAGTCTTGGTAGAACCACATGGCTTGGCGCTTACGTCTATGAGTTACCAATTGCTACCGAATATAGCGCTAGTACGACGGCGAATGTTTCGACTATATTAGGACTTACGGCAGGAGCATCTTTTATTTATGAACAAGAGACTGGCAATAACCAAGCAGATGGTACGGCTATTTCTGCTTTCCTACAAACAGGTTCGGTAGAAATTGCTGATGGTGATGAACTTATGTCAGTTAGTAGATTAGTTCCTGATTTCGATAATTTAGCTAACAATATGACAGCCACATTAACCTTAGAACAATATCCTCAATCTTCATCAAACGTAACTACAACAGGAACTATTAGTAGCTCAACAGAGAAAATTGATGTAAGAGGAAGAGGTAGAGCAGTGAAAATTAAATACGAAACTAACACAGTTGATGACACAGCTTGGAGACTTGGATCTACAAAGCTACAACTTAGACCAGACGGAAGAAGATAATGTCAAAAATAACAATAACTAGATTACCAAATGCAACACCAGAATATGATCCCAGTCAATTTGATCAAATGGTAAGCTTACTCGATCAAATAATTCTTTTGTTAAATACAAACTATCAAAGTGAAATAAAAGCAGAATCAGAGCAGGAGGCTTTTTTCCTTGGCTAATACATTTAAAAGCGCAATGTTAGATGTTACTTCGACAGACCTAACAACTTTGATTACAGTGCCAACAGCCGATGCTGGCGCAACACCCCCCGTCCCACCTACAACAGCGGTGGTAAAATCTATTTTAGTTTGTAATGATTCAGGTAGCACAACATTATTAGATGTAGAAGTTCTTAGGTCGTCAGCTACCTTTGAAATATTTAAAGCAAAAAGTGTTGCTACAAACACGACAACAGAATTACTAACACAACCATTAGTTTTACAAGAAAGTGATGTTATGAAAGTTCAA